TGTGCCAGCCGGTCTGCTCGTCAATTTTGGCACGCAGACCAAGCGCACGGGCCGAGGCGTAAGCCGTTGCGTCAGCATTCAGCACGGTGTCAAAACTGATGAAATCAGGCCAGATCAGCATCCCCTCGCGCTGGCTGAAATTAGCGCGGTAGGCAATGGCTTCCTCTACCGTTTTGCAGCCGTAGGCGGACAGGTAAGCAAACCCGCGCAGACTCTGCGCCACGCTCAGCAGCTGAGTAGCTACCGCCTGCGTGTCGTGCCCCGGCACGCCAAGAATGCGCGGCTTAACGCCGAGCTGGGACTGCGCAGATAACAGCGCTTTCATGCCCGTTTTTTTTCCGTCAGCTGTCACTCCGCCGATAATGTTGGAAGTTGTTTCCGCTTCGGTTTCACCCTGTGCAACGCGCACAACGACGGTCACGGGTTTAGCCTGATCGGCAATTGCATCCAGCGAGCGGGCCAGCGTGCCGGACTCGCCTGCTTTACCGCTGGCGGTCAGCACGTCGGTAAGCAGGACCGGTTTATTGAGGGGGAACACGGACGCATCTGCATCATCGCCGGTACAGACCATACCGACAATTGCCGTGCTTACTGTTGAAATGGGGCGGGTGCCATCGTTGACCTCAACGACGCGCACACCGTGGTGATAATCCTGAGCCATACGGCGAACCCTCCGGTGTATAGGTTTCGCCCTATGGTGAATTGAATGGGCCGTGCAGACAGCTACGCGGATTTGTCCTGTGATTCACACAATGCAGCAGGAAATTTTCGGTACAGTGTGGATATACCCACATCAAAAATTAGTGCAATGCGTTTTCTGCTTTCCCCTGCATCAAGAAGTCGCCCGACCGGTCCCCATTGCTGCTCTGTCAGTTTTGGTCGCCTGCCACCGACACGCCCTTGTTTCCTCGCTGCCGCCAGCCCGGCACGGGTACGCTCCACGATTAACTCACGTTCCATTTCGGCGAGGGCGCCCATAACGTGGAAAAAGAAACGCCCCATCGCGGTTGACGTATCAATGCTGTCCGTCAGGCTGCGAAAATTAACGTCCCGACTGCGCAATTCTTCAATCAGGGTAACGAGATGCCGCATGCTCCTACCAAGCCTGTCCAGCTTCCAAACAACCAGAGTGTCACCTTCTGAAAGAGTTCGCAGTGCCTTCTTTAGCCCTGGCCGTTCTGAGGTTTTACCGCTGATTTTATCCTCAAAAATCAGCTCACATCCTGCGCACTCCAGTGCATTTCGCTGTAATGCAGTGTTCTGGTCATTTGTTGACACCCTCACATAGCCTACTTGCATGATTGATCGCCCATAAAAGCGAGCAATAATGCCACCATTTTATCAGGCACGTTCATTTTTAAAGCCCACAGCATTATGGCCAGCAGAGATAAGAGTGCTCGTGTATATACGAAAGTCTACCTCCAAGTAATCTGATTCACCGATCACAATTTTAGTAGCCAAATGTCAATATCTAAAATATATACTGGAAGAAAACACTTAACAGTAGATATTATGAATTCCTTATAACAGTGAAACACAAGGATATTTATGAACACAGCAAATCGCTCAAAACTTCTTAGCATGACAGTTAAAAACATAGGATGCATAGGTGAGAACCCTGTCACAGTTGCATTAGATAAAGTAGTCTGCCTTGTGGGTAAAAATAACTCTGGGAAAACGACCATTCTTCGTGCTTATGAACTTGCCAGGGGAGATATAAAATTCATCCCTTCTCAAGATAGATATCTTCGAGCAAAAGAAACCTCACCTTCCGAGATTGTTCTGGATATTCACATACCCGATAATATAGGAAATATTTCAAACGAATGGAAAATAATTGATGGAGAATTGAAAATTGTACGTAGTCGCTGGCAGTGGGCTGCTCCAGACTATAAAGTTATCAGGACTACCTGGCATCCAAAGGGTGGGGTAGATGGTAAAGGCGATTGGTCAGAAGATAAAAAAGCAGGTGGGTTAGATAACGTATTCAACTCTCGCTTACCAAAAGCAATCAGGATTGGTTCTTTAGAGGATGCAGAATCGACCGAGAAAACGTTACTTGCCTTGGCTTTACAGCCTTTAATTGAAAAATTAAACTTAGAAAAACAGGATGCAGAATCAAAACTAACCAAGGCAATAAAAGCTATAACTGAGCACATTGATAATACTAGCTCTCATCACAAACAAAGCTTTAACGAAATATCACAAAAAGTAACTGATGGTTTTAAGAGCGTATTCCCTGAATTAAGCGTCTCTTTAAATATAATGTCAGGACCAATGTCTATAGAACCAGATAAAATCATTAAAAGTGGTTCAGGTTTAATTGTTAAAGATGGCGAGCTTGAAACTTCTCTATCTCAACAAGGTACTGGAGCAAGAAGAGCGCTCTTCTGGGCAATGCTTCAAGTTCATAACCAGCTGGAGAGAGAGTCAGAAATTCGTAGAGGCTACCGTAAGGGACTGATTGATGAGAAAGAAGCCTTAGACAAAGAGACTAAGAAAAAGGGTACTAAGTCAGACAGGCTTCAAGAGATTGGTTTAAGAATTGAGGAAATATCAGCATTGGTCAAACATTTTGACGATGGGGGGAGTATTCCTCAAGACAAAGAAGATCCAGCATTGCCAGGTTATCTTTTATTAATTGATGAGCCTGAAAATGCACTGCACCCTCTCGCAGCCAAAGCAGCACAGCGTCATCTATATAACTTGGCGGAAAATCCTGACTGGCAAGTCATCATGACAACGCACTCACCTTATTTTATAAATCCATTTGAAGATCACACCACAATAGTTAGACTTGATAGAAGTTATCAAGATAACAAAGACATTCTCGTTAAAACCTACCGTTCAGATAATGTTGATTTTGAAGCAGATGAAAAACAGAGATTACAAGCACTCCAACTTATAGATCCCAGTTTCTCAGAAATTTTCTTTGGCTCATTCCCTATTCTAGTGGAAGGTGACACTGAGCATGCCGCTTTCTTAGCCGCCATTGTTAAAGAAAATAATGAACTACTAGATAAAATCACAATTATACGGGCAAGAGGAAAATCCATACTCCTTCCAATAATTAAAGTCATGAACCATTTTAAAATAAACTTCAGCATAGTTCATGATTGTGATTCCCCATTCAAAAGGAACGGCCATAATAATGGAATGTGGACCGAGAATAAAAAAATTCGAGATGCTATCCAAGAGGCCAGAGGAAATGGTCTTACTGTAAGACATCGAATTAGCATCCCTGATTTTGAAAGATTTCTTGGTGGCGATGAAGAGAGTAAAGATAAACCATTCAATGCTTTCATTAAAATCCAAACCAATGAAACATTAAAATCAAATGTACAAGATTTGCTTCATGATTTGCTTACTGGAGAGAGTCACGATTGTTTCCCCCCTGAAAAATTATCTGAAAAAGAATATCTTGATGTTCTTTTGGAAGATATTACAGAATGGGCATCAAAAAACAACTTAAATAATGACGTAAGATTCTTTGGCTCGCTTTAATATCAATACAATCTCCCACTATTATTAGTGGGAGATTTGTATGGATGGTCAGCATTACTTCTCTTATAAACCTCGGTTTGGGAGAGGCTGCAAAATTACCTGCAGCGAGTGGCAGTTTATCTGCCAATGGATGGTGCAAAATACCACTGACAAAAGGATACACACTCATCCTCCAGTGGGGACAGGCTGAAATTAAAGCGCAGGGTCAGGTCGCTATGTTACCCATTGCATTTCCTGCCGGAATGTTACAGGTCGTAAGCTGTGACAGCGGTGGTGGCGCATATTCTGTCGGTGTAACAGCAACCGGTAACACGGGTATTACCTTCCGTATTGATGGCTTGCGTTATCAGGATGGGGTGTCTGTTGTGTGTCGCTATATCTCTATTGGTTTCTGAGAAAAGAGGTTTTATGAGTTATTTATATTCACCCTCGACTAATTCTTTTTACGCCCAGATTCTTTTGAATGAATATCACAATGCAGGAACATTGCCTGATGATTGTATTGCTGTAGAAGATTCTGATTATTATCAGTATGCCGGTGAACCACCTAAAGGGAAAACACGTGGGGTGATTGACGGCCTGCCTGGATGGGTGGATCTGTCAACGCCGACATATGAAGAGATGATCGTGGCAGCAGACCAGCAGCGGCGGAACCTGATAGATTCCGCAATGCAGTCAGTCAATGTCATACAGCTAAAACTACAGGCAGGCCGTACGTTGGGCGATGAGGAAAAAACTAAACTCGATACCGTTCTGGATTACATCGACGTGGTGACGGCGATAGATACCTCCACCGCGCCAGACATCAACTGGCCAGAGCTTCCGGCGGCGTAGGCCATTCGATATCAGGGGTCGTTGAAATATCAACGGCTTCAATATTATCAAGGTAATCCAGCCAAGCGTTATATTTTGCCTTATCTGTATCGTTCAGGCGGCCCATGGCCGCTTTTCCAGGCCACTGATTGCTGTTTATGTAGTTGTTTGCAGCATCCGTTCGGCTCTGCTTTTCAACCTTCGCTTGCGCCACAATTTCTTCATGGGTCGGAGGGGGAATGTCTTTCCATTCAGGTACTCCATTTTTTCCAGCGACTCTTTTTTGTCCTTTAGGTGGCTCACCCGTAAATTCGCTGTATACCTGTTCTGTTACCTCGACTGCATCCTCTGGCCAACCGATGCCATTGATATAATCATCTTTAAGCTCAAGCGGGAAAAAGCTGTTGTGTTTAGCGCTATAAAAATATGTGTTCACGTTAGCTCCCAATAGCAAAAAAGTATGCATTGAAACCGCCAGCACCGGACATGTACGCCCCAAATCCTGCGCCGTTAACAGTGTTATTCACCACTGCTAAAGTTGGCGAGGGGGTTCCACCAGAAAAGTTAATATCGGCAAATGTAAGCTGGATATTGCTTACCACACTGGGGAAATTGATAGGAAATGGAACCGAAATCTGAGTTTGCCCCACAGGAAAACCGACTTTTCCCCACTGTAAGATTTTCCCACCTGGCAATTTTTGCCACCCACTCGCGTTGGTAAAGCTGGACATATCAGGTATCTGTCCTGCACCAACGCCGACATCTCTTTTCGCTGCTTCTTTCAAACCGAGGTATTCGAGAATGGCCGCATTAGATTTTCCCGACAAGGCTGTCAGCGTATTATCCAGTGGCTGCTTGTTCGCCAGGGCATTAGTCATAGTGGCCGCAAAGTTAGGATCGTTACCTAACGCCGCCGCCAGTTCGTTCAATGTATCAAGCGCTGCAGGTGAGGAACCAACAAGCCCTGCAATAGCGGCCTGCACAAAAGCAGTATTGGCAAGCTGAGTGGAATTGTTACCAGCTGCCGCCGTCGGGGCTTTTGGGGTGCCGGTAAACGTCGGGCTGGCTTTTGGTGCATATTGCGAATGCGGATCAGCTGCCGCAAGATGTGCCGCCATCAGCTCATCCACATACACCTTAAGCTCCAGTACCTTATCATCCACGTATTTACGGGTAGCGAGCACCACGGAAGGATCAATTTTCAGCGTAATGTTATCGGTGCTGCTGGTAATTAACACCATGCGCACTGTCTGCGTGCGGCCGCTGCCCTCTGCCAGTTGCGGCTTGTAGCTCTCCGGGCAGTTACCGACAGCAATTAGCGCGCCGGTTTCATCAAACAGACCAACCTCACGAATCCACCAACCGCCCTCAGTTTCAGGTATCACCTGCTCAGCGATCACCTGGCTGCTGTTCTGCGGATCGATATAAAGCATATTGAGAGCTGCACGGCGTTTTTCACCGACCAGCTTTGTCCGTTGTGCGTTTGGCGTTGGCAGCACGCCGCCGCCATCTCCCACCGCCATCTGTGTAATTTTCAGCGGAACACCGAGCGCGGCGGCATTTGCCAGTTTCGCCGCGCCGATATCCGTCAGCAGGGTATAAAATTTTGCGCTCATGGGTTCACTCTCATTGTGTCAATAACATGAACGGCACCGCCCTCGTAGGCAGAACCGCCGGAAATGATGGTTTCGTTGATATACGGGTAAATCGTGATTTCTTCGCCGGTGTAAGTGGCAGCACCCACAAAATATGGCCCGCTCGTCTGCAGATTTATGGACATGCCGATCAGATGCCTACTGCAGGGTTTGGCGTCACCGATCAGGCGCTCCAGCTCCAGATAGGTTTCCTCTGTTATGCCCTGGTCCTGCACCCCAATATCCAGGCGAAACGTGCCCGGCGCCTCACCGGTCTGCCACCATTCAATGATGCGGATCAGAAAGCCGAACGGCTCCACCACACGCCGCACAGCGCTGGTAGTGCCCTTGTGCTGATGGATATAGAACGCATCCTGCACCACACGGCGCTTCACGCTCTCCGCCCATCCTTCGTCCCAGCGATCAACCGAAAAGGCCCACGCCAGATACGGCAGAAACTTGACCGGGCATGTTGCCGGGTTCCATAAATCGCGCAGGGGCACCTGCAGATCGGAAATTCCGCTGCAGGTCTGAGCCAGGCGGCGCTCAAGCGGCGATGAACCAGGAGGAAGCAGACTATTCATCCGTTCCCCCGTTGGTTACGCTCCATTCCGTACATGAAGCGGCCTGCGTCTTATCCAGCACCACATCAGCGAGCGGCGAGGCCAGCTCGACACGCTGCACACCTTCAACATGCAGCGCGGCATAAATAGCACTGCGGCGAATATCGCGCCCCAGCCTCGTCTGGCTGGCGATATATTTCTGCAGGCTGGCCTTTGCCGCCTCCATCACCGGCTCAGCTTCTGGCCCCGGATAAAGAAAGATCGTTGCATCCACGCTGTACGGAATGATTTCAGCGCTGCGCACCGTCAGACGGTCAGCAACCGGCCGCACGTTCTCACTGTTAAGCGCCTGTTCAACCACCGCCAGCAGATCCGCCGTTGCCGTTCCGTCGCCCTCACGACTCAGTACGGTAAGCACCACCTCCGCCGGTGCCGGGCTGGTTGCGCTGGCGTCAGCGACTCGCCCGTCCGTGCTTTTAGCGTGAAACTCATAAGCCGCCGTTGGCCCCGCAACAGACAGCCCCTCAAATGCAGCAGGAACACGCAGGCGCAACGCCTCGTCACTTTCCATTACCGCTGCGACCGGCGGCACCGCGTCGTTATCGGCAGGCGTAACCGTCAGCCGCTTCACGTTGTAGTTGGCCGCCATCTGATCGAGATCGCCGCCAATGGCATAAGCCACCATGACCGCCTGCGCCGCCTCGTTAATGCGCTGGCGCAGCAGGATTTCCCGGTACGTGTTTTCCTGAAGTTGTTTGGTGATGGGTTCAGATTCCAGCTCAAGCGTGCGCCGCACCGCGTCCTGTTCGTCTGCCGGATACAGGGCCACAAAGGCGGCCTTACGCTCAGCCAGCAGGGATTCAAAGTCCGGCACGTCAACGATTTGCGGCGCGGGGAGCAGGGAAAGGTCAATGACTGCCATTGTCTGCTCCTGTTGATACCGAAAGTGAAACCGGCGCGCCGTTATCCCGCTGCCCGGTAAGCTCAACCACCATAGAGCCGTCAAAGCTGCTGTTTATGGTGATGGAATCCAGCGTAAGCCGTGGCTCCCAGCGACTCAGAGCTACATAGACCGCAGACATTACCTGCAGGCGCAGCGCCGGGTTCTGCGGCTGGTCTATCAGTTCAGACAGAAGCGAGCCGTATTCCCGCCGGGCAATGCGGCTTCCCTGCGGAGTCAACAGAATATCCCGGACCGACTGGCGCAGGTGGTCCTTGTCGGTAATGGCCCTGCCGTTGCCCTGACTCATGCCGATATACAGCGTCATACCGGGCCTCCTGATGTATCACCGCCGGACTTAACGCCGGTATGACCGTGTTTATCGACTACGATCCCGTTGGAACTCATCGCGCCGCCGCCCTGGGTGACGTCACCATTGATCACCACCTCGCTGTTTATGCGCGTGTTGCTAGCTTCCACCACAAATTCCCCCGTTTTCAGGGTTATGTTATCTGCAGCCTCGATCACCATGGATTTAATACCCCGCACATGCCAGCGGCCGGTCGCGGGTTCATATTCAAACCAGCCACCGTCCGGGTATTCCGTTACGCAGCCGTCCACTGAGTCCGACGGCGGCGCGAACTGGTTGGAATAGATCGCAGGTAAGGCAAAAGCGGTTTCCAGATTGCCGCCCATACTCAGCACCACCACCTGCTCATCCGGCGACGGGCACCACCATGTACGGGCA